GTTTCCCAGTCACGATCACCGAGGGGACAGGGAAGAAAAAGGTAACTGAAATTGTAAAACGAGGTTATCCTATCGGAACTAAAACTAAGGAGATTAAGGACGACGTAAAGAAAATGCTCGAAACCCGACGTGCAGAGATTGAGCAAAAAGCTGTACAAGAACCACAAGAGGCAGAGGAGGCAGCAGCCGACAAAGCCGTGGAAGAGGTGCAGGGGTTAGAAGTAGCCGAGAAATAGCCTATGCTTAAAGGACTAATGCCTACCAAGCCAAAAGCACCACTGGGCGACAACATGACGTATCGCCTCAAAGGGGCGGACGGAAAGTATAAGAAGATTTGGAGAGACAACTACTTAGGTAGGGTCTTGCTAAAGGTCTTCCGCCAGTGGCAGCCAGAACCTATTGCGTATATTCGCAACGAGGCAGGCGAAGTAGAAAGCAGCTACGTAAAAGACGGAGTATTAAACCGACTTGCAGGTTTTGGTCTCCGTATCCCACTCATTACTGGGGCTTATGGCTTCACAATGAAGGGTGCAAACCTTGTAACAAGTGCGGGGCAAGCAGGAGTAGCAAGCCGTATCAACGGAGCGGGTAGTGAGGCAGCCTTTACCTACATTGCGATAGGTACAGGTACAACCGCAGCAGTAGTAGGAGACACCACTTTGGAAACGGAGATTACAACAGGTGGTGGCGCTCGTGCAGCAGCGACAGCAAGCCGAACTACGACAGACGTAACGAACGATACAGCACGGCTCGTGCTTACTTTCAACTTCACCTCGACGTTTGCAGTTACAGAGGCAGGAGCGCTTAATGCAGCAAGTAGTGGTGTGTTGTTAAACCGCCAAGTATTCAGCGCAGTAAACGTAGTGAACGGAGACAGTCTACAGGTAACTATAGACATCGACGTAGACTAGGTTTATGCCTTAATCTAGCCTCTATGAAAATGGAGGCTAGGACTAGGGCACAATATGTTAAGCAAAACCAAGATAAAAGAATTAAACAAGATAGTAGACAAGCGTGTAGCAACTATCGCAGTCGAACAAGAACGCTATTTAGAAAGCGAAGATTTTGTTTATAAGGCAAGGAAATACAGAAAGAGTAAAGGGATAGATGTAGAGGCACAGGAATACGTAACCCCGAGCGGAGAGAACGGCTACATACTCATATTCACCTACGAAGAGAAAGGCAAGACCTACATGCGTATTATTGGTCGTGGCGCAGAGAGTGAAGACAAAAATATGGAGTGGGTAGATGTAACAGACGAGCAATAATATATGGCAAAGACAGCAACAGCAAAATACATAGCAGCAAGCAGTCAGTACCATACAATTACCGATGCTTCGCAAACTGGGCTAGACATCACGGGAGACATTACAATTATGTTCCGTATAAAGCTAGCTAGCCTACCGAGCGGAAACTATCGAATAGTGTCGAAGCGTGGAGGGTCGGGTGTGCGCTCATATGAGATACAGTACCGAGACGACAGTGGTACTAAGAGGTTTAGGTTTAGGAATTACAACAGTAGTGATTCAGAAGACACATACGATTACGACATAACACTGGAACTAGATACGTGGTATCACGTAGCTTTGACATGGGACGCATCAGCAAGTCAAGCGCAGTGGTACATAAACGGAGAGAACGTAGGAAGCCCTACGGGAAGCAATACAGACATGAAAAACACGGCTGCAGAGTTTAGGCTTGCAAGCCGTGCGGGTGGAGCAGGGGATTACATGGACGGACAACTAAGTGAAGTGCGGGTATACGACGACATACGAACAGAGGCAGAGATACGAGCAGATATGTTTAGCCAGGACGCAAGCGACGGAAACCTGCAGGCATACTACAAATTGAGCGGAGACGCTAACGACAGTAGCAGCAACGGAAACGACCTTACTGCAACAAACAGCCCAACATACCCAACAAACGACTTACCATTTTCAGATAAAGACGAACAGATAGCACACTCGCTCGACAGCTATGTAGCTGCGCAATGGAAGTTTAACGACGACCTACTAGACGAGAGTGCAAACGACAACGACCTAACGCACACAGGAACAGCAGCGTATGCAGCTTCCCTTTTGAGTGGAGGAGACGACAAGAGCCTAGACCAAGAGGCGAGTAACAGCGACCTTGCATATATCGAGGACGCTAGCCAGACAGACCTAGATATGGGGGCAAGTCAAGACTTCACCATAGAGCTTATGCTTAACAAAGAAAGCGACAGTAGCCAGTACGTACTTATGAAGGGGGACAATAGCGGAAGCGGAAAATGGTACGGCATTTACTTTGAGGCAGACGGAGAGATAAAGTTTACAGTAGACAATGGTACGACGGCATACACCATAGGCTCGGGGAGCTTTAACCTAAGCAACGCAACAACATATTACGTAGCTGCAGTACGTGAAGGCAGCACGATACACCTTTACATAGACGGATATTACATAGGCAGCACGAGTGCAACGAGTAACGACCTATCGAACGCAGAGAGGTTTATTATCGGCGCACGACGAAACAGTGGAAGCTATAGCCGATACTTCGACGGAAGGGTGGCAGAGGTGGTAGTTACACGACGAGCAAAAACTGCAGAGGAGATAAGCAAATACTACGGGGGCATCGTAACGGCACGATTTATACCAGACACAACAGCAGTAGACGGAAAGGTACAGAAAGATGCAGGTGCTTCATGGAGCGCAACAAGGAGCGCATCTACAGCAACAAGCGCAGACACACAGCCAGGCAGTACACCATTTAAGAGTGAGAAACCAAGTAGTACCTACGACATATCGAGATACGTGCTGCAATTCCCTACAGGAAACTTAATATCGAGCGCAGACATAAACCATGCAGTGATTGGTATTACATACGATAGTGGAAGTGGTAAAAACGACAGCGAAAGCACAAACCCTGCAGACCTTTCTTTGGTATCTTCAAGCCCCGCAAGTGCAACAACACTAGGGACAGCAGACTATGCAAGTGCAAACTGGGGTACTACAAAGTTTGCAGACGATATAGATTTAGGCGACCTATCAGCAACAGAGGCGTATCTATTTGAGTTTAATTCCGACGGACGAGACCATATTACAAAGGCAGGGATAAGTAAGTTTGGTATCAGAGGAGCTAACGACTTTGCAGACGGCACAGCGCCTACGGCGAGGTCATTTGCATACATTTACGGGTCGGGTAGCTCGGGCAATGAGCCGTTTCTAAGCGTGGAGTACATAAAAGGAGGAACAGCATACACGCAAGACGTAGACGAAACACTTACACTAGGGTCTTCGATAGCACTAGAGACAGGAAAGGTGCTAGACGATGCTATAGCTCTTGCAGATAGCATTACGAAAGACGTGCAGAAGGCATTTACCGACACAGTTACACTCGTAGCATCTATCACAAATAACCTCATTACAAACAAGCAGATTATCGAGAGCATTACACTTACTGCAACAGAGGCAGTAAAGATAACTGCAAAAGTACTCACCGATACAGTAACGGCAGTAGCAAATATAAGCTTTGTCAAGAACCTAGCAAGAACATTTACCGACACAGTTACGCTCGTAGCTAGCTCTTCTACAGTGCAGACATTCAACAGGGCATTTACCGAAAGCATCACACTCGTAACGAGTATTGCAAACGTGCTTAGTCTCGGAAGACTATTTACCGACAGTATAGGGCTAGAAGACAGACTGTACGGACTGCTTAACGGCGTAAACATGAAGTACATAGACCAGTACGACGACGAAGTGGGAGATTATGTAGACCAGTATTTTGACATATAGCTTATGGAAACAATCGTAATAGACGCAAAAAACTTTTTAGCAGGTGAGAGCATAACCCCGCACACTTCGGAGGCAGGTTTTTGTCCTAGCAGCTACGGACTTAACTTAATGAAAGAGCCAGGCAAGGTGTGGGCGCAAGACGATAGCCCAACAGAGGAGAATACAGAGGCTCTAGGGGCAATGATTGCAATGACAGAAGACGCTACCTTTCCCGCTCTTTCAGCAGAAGACCTTTTCGGAGTAGACGAGGACGGCAACTTTTACTACGTAGACGGGGTATCCCTAACACTAGCTACGTCGGCAACAGGAAATAAAGACTATCGAATAGGAACAACCGACATAGTGATGTTTGAGGGAACGGGGTCAGAGAAGGTATACGTAACGAGCCAAGACGACATAGCGCAGTTAAACACGGGAATGACGGGGCTAGACGAATCATGGTGGGATACTACGCTAGGTAATTCTGCGCTCAATAGCAGCTACCGACACCCTATGGCAGTGGTAGAAGATACGCTATATATTGCAGATAAAGCACGATTGCACACATGGGACGGGACTACCGACGTGTCAGCAGCTATGTCATTGCCTAGCGACGTGAACATAACAGCAATGATTAAACACCCAGACGGGCGACACCTTGTTTGTTTCTGCGGTATCACAGACGACTACAGCCACACACGAGCAAACCGAGGGCGTGTATACATCATCGACACAGTTACCCTAGAGTTTATCCGAGAAATTGAGATAGACGCACAGGTAGAAGGAGTACGAAACGTAAACGGGGTACTCTACGTAACATTTGGAGACACACTAGGATACTTCGACGGAGACGGGCTGCAGAGACTAAAGAGTGGATTTTCAGACACACCTATTTACTCGCATCAAATGGCTAATGCCGAAGGTATCTTACTCGTCATAGACGACGATACTGTACTTGCATACGGAGACCCTGCAGGAATTGGTACTAAGGTATTTTGGAGACCATACAGCACGCAGGACAGTAGACAATTTACTGCATTACGATATGCAGGAGACAATAGGTTTTGGGTTAGTCAAACGAATAGCGGGGGTAGCGGTAACTTTGTCCGTATAGACCTACGAGACGGAATAGGAACAGACGGAAAGCTTGTAGCAAACCGCTACCACTTCTCCTCTAAGGTATGGATACGGCGCATAGAGATAGAACACGAAGCACAGGCGCTTACAAGTGTCGACTTTAATGTGGGTCATATCGACGAACAAGAAACAGAGCAGACATTAAAAGCAGTAACATATACAGGAAGTCAATCGGGGACGGAGAGAACACGGGTAGACTGCAACGTACTTACTAGCTCGTTTAAGCCATTCTTTGAGTGGGTAACTAACGATATATGGGTTAGCAAGATAATCATTTACTACGAGAATGGAGAATAACGGACAAGTACAAAACCCGACACAGCGCCCGAAAGCTGTAGAGACAAGTACGGAGACGATACCTAACCGTAATGACTTCTTAAACCTGCTCGGGAACTTGAAAGTGCAGACATCAATACCAAGCGGACAGCCTAAGACGTTTGCCGATAGTATGGTGATTTACTTAGACAGTGTTACAAGCCCCACGACGAAGAGGCTCTATGTCTTTTCAAGGGATAATGCGACCTGGTATTACATGACACTTACGTAGTAATGCACAAGGGAAACTGTAAAAACGTACTAATAAACGCTATAATAAATTAAACATATGAACCTGGGAGAACTAAGACAAGCGATAATAGACGACATAAGCGTAGAGACTACGGACGTTTTTTATACGACTGCGCTACTCAACAGGTACATAAACAGAGCGGTAAAATGGGCTGCAAACTTCCGCAACTGGCAGGAGACACAACGAGCGGTAAAGCGAGACAGTGAGGCGAACCAGGAATACTACAACTATCCCGAGAACTTTAAGACCGACAGTATAGAGTTTTTGACATACAACGGGAAACGATACAAAAAGGTGCTGTTTCGAGAGTACGAAGAATACAAGGAAGACCACAGCAACGGAGGAAATAAGAAGATATGGGCGGACTACCGAAGGCGCTACTTTATACACCCAACACCACCCGCAGACGGCACTAAGAACATTCTTATTTGGGGGCATGAAGTACCAGACGAACTAAGCGACGATGCGGACGAGCACCCATTTGACAATCAGAGCATGGTAGAAGAAGCAATACAGCTTTACGCACTAGGACTAACCCTACGCAAAGGTCGGGGAAGCTTTTACGAGAAAGGTAGAGCGATGATGGGCGACGCACTGGTGCTGCTTACGGAAGCATGGGATAACCAACTAAGCGACCAAGCAGACTACATGAGTGAGACGACAGAAGCGTTTGAACACACCGACTTACTTAATTACGGAGGTAGAACTAGCACAAAGCGTGGCAGCTTTGAACAATGTTAAATATGACTACAGTAAAAAACCCAAACTACAACCCAAACGACCCGAACAGCAAGCGCTTTGTTAGTGTGGACGAAGCACAGAACCAGGCAACAACACGAGCAAATGAGTTTAATAGCATGTTTGCTCCTTTCGCCAGTCTTATAAGTGGATTTAAACCACAGACTTCTACGCAATTCTTCGACGCTTCAAAGTTTCAGACACCCGCAAACCCTGCAAGCCCAAGTTTAAATAATCGACCTTCTACAGTAGGAGGATTTACACCGCTACCAAACGCATCGCAGAGTAGAGAGGCAGACCAACGACCACGGGCAGAGATAGCATCGCAAGGAAGAGGCACAGAACTTACGATACGCACAGGAGGGTCAAGCGGAAGTATCGTAGACGAACTAGCAAGCCGAGGAATGGCTAGCGACTTTGCCAGTCGTGCACGTATGGCTGCAGAGGCAGGTATACAAAACTATCAAGGTACAGCACAGCAAAACCAACAGCTTCTAGGCTTAGTGCGCAGTGGAAGAGTGGGAGGCAATGCAGCAGCAGGAGGTACGACAACACCACAGCCAAGCCAGAACAACGTGCAGCAAGGAGGGGGCACTATCAATATCCCAGGAGTAGGGCAGGTAGACCCAGACCGACTTAGCGACGCAGAGTTAGCAAACCTAGCGAGAAGTGCGGGGCGCTCGGGAATGAGCTTTAGCGAGTTTAACCAACTACTCGAAGCACGAGGGCTACCAACAGAGCAGGAGAGCAACGAGATACGAAACAATCTAGGTATACCAGACCTTATAGACCAAGCCTTCGGACGACCAGATAAAAGCACAGTAGAAACGTATCGAGAGCTATACGATATTGCAGGTCTCAAAGACGTAAAGAACAGTCTCGCAGAGATTAACGACAGGATTAACAAGAAACGAGACGACCTAGTAGAAGCAACAGGAGAGCTTAAAAATAACCCGTGGCTATCGCAAGGAAGCCGTACGGGTCGTTTGCGTATTCTCAACGAGCTAGCGTTTGCAGACATCAGTAACGACCTAGAAGAGAAGCAGCAGCTACTCGACCTATACGACCAGGGTGTAGACGAGATAGAACGACAGATAGGTTTTGCTCGGGAAGACCGAACAGAGAACAGAGCAATTACAGTAGACCAGTTAAACTTTCTCCTTACAGAGGCAGAGCGTGAAGAGGGGCTAGTACAGCGCCGACAAGTAACCCGTGGGCTACGAAACGTACCAGACTTCCTAGAGGGAGTGGACGCACGAGAGACGGAAGAGTTTAACCGAGAGCTAGAGAAGGAACGAGCGAAGAATACAGGTAGTGGTGCAGTAGTCGCACGTATCAATGAAGCAGGAGAGTTTATACAAGGTACAGAGCCACCTAAAGCACCGAACCAGTCAGAGCGTAGCAGCTTTACATTCTTCGCACGTATGGAGGACGCAGTTAAAGCTATGAACGCAATAGAGACGGAAGTATCAGAGCTTGGAACATTCGGACAATTCCAGTTACAGGCAGATAGCCCATTCCTACAATCGAAGGCTATCGAACAAATGAAGCAGACACAGCGACAATTCACAGAGGCACGCCTACGTAAAGATAGTGGTGCTGCAATTCCACCAGAAGAGTTTGCTAACGACGAGCGTACCTACTTCCCACAACCAGGAGACAGTGCAGAAACACTTGCACGTAAGAAGCAAGCACGAGAGGTTACGCTTAATTCCCTACGACTTGCGAGTGGTCGTGCATACTGGGAGTTTTACGGAGAGAACCCCGCAGAGGTCGGACAGCGTATATTACAAGCACAGGCAGGATTTGGTGCAGAGCCTACAACAAGCACAGCGCCTACACAGCAGCAACAATCAGTATTTAGCAATAGTGGACTATAAAATATGGCAAGATTTGTACCACAAAGCGAAATAGACAAAATACTTCAAGAGGTCAACAACGCAGACCCGAGTAACCCGTTTACTAGGGATAGCTTGATAGACACGCTTATACAGCGTGGTAACACTATCGAGGGAGTGAACGACACACAGCAAGTACCAAAGACCACAGACGTACCAACACAAGACCCCTCGCAGCTTCCAGTAGGCGGACAATCAGTACCACCTACTTCAAGTGTTGCGCAGGTAGAGAGAACACCTAGCAAGAAGGAGTTAGAGAACAGAGGAACACTATCAAAAGTGGCAGGTTTTCTTGGTATCGAGAACTTAGGAAAGCGTATAGGTAGCGAACTTGTGAGGTTTACCCCCGAGGGGCGAGAGCTACAGCGATTGCGAGAGCAGGGACTTGTAGACGAAGAAACATATCGAGACATCGTTACAGGAGGTGTAACAAACCGACAGGCAGTAGGTAGTGCATTAAGCCTAGCTGCTAACCTTGCATTGCCAGGAGCAGGAGGTGTGCTAGCAAAGGGAACTGCGACAGTCGCACGAGCAGCAGGAGCAGCACGGGTAGCACAGGGGGCTACACGAGTAGCAGACGCAGCAAATAAAGTGAACCTAAGCGCACGTATCGTACGTGGTAAGAACGTAGCAGACACAGCAAAGAATGTAGGTAAGGCAGTAGGAAAGAGTGCAGCGCTTGGTCTTCCTTTTGGATTTGGAGAAGCCCTACAGGACGAGCAAGAAAAGGGAGTGCTCGGACGAACACTACAGAGCGCAATTATTGCGGGGGCGTTTCCTATTGCAGGTGCAGCAGTACGAGCAACAGGTAGAGCTATAGCGAAGGGTGCGAAATTGTCAGCAATGGCATTGAGCCGTACACCAGAGAAAGCGATACAGTACGCTATCGAAAACCCACAGCTAGCAAGCCAGGGAGTGAACAGGGCAAAGAACGACCCCAACCTAGTATTTAAAGTGGCACGAGAGGCAGAGTTAGCAACAAATGCTATCAAAACAAAACGAGACAGGAAGTTTGCAAAAGGTCTAGCGAAAGTGGACGAGAAGCTTACAGGGAAAGAGATTAACCCAGAGCCATTTAACAAGAAGCTAGAAGAAGCGCTGCGTAAGTTTGACATGCTTACACCAAACGGACGCATTAACCGAGACGGAATTATTAGCGACACTCGGGAGGTGGCAGACATACAAAAAATACTAGAGCGCATGGGGCGACAGAAAGACCTTACGCCTAGCGGATACTGGAAGCTAAAGCGCTTTATCAGTAACAAGTACCGACCTACAGCAAGTGGGGAGTTTAACGCATTGATTACCTCAATGGATAACGACCTACGAGACGTAATGGTGAGAGAGATACCAGAAATGGATAAGCTATTTAAGAACTTCGAGAACGACAGCGCAATACTAGGTATCCTCAAAAAGGAGCTAGGGCTACAGGGACAGGCGAAAGGTATTACGCTCGGAGACAATGAGATTGTAGTAAACAACAGCAGTAAGCGAGTGATTAACGCACTACGACGTGCAGGGCGGGACAATCAAGAACTTCTAGGAGAGCTTATTAAGGAAATGGAGAAGCGAAGCGGGACGGACATTACAGCCGACCTTATGGGACTGTACTTTAAAGACTTCCTACCACCTATCGGCTTCAACTTCCTAGCAGGTATTGGAGTAGGTGTACCAAGTGCGCTAGCGGTAGGAGCGGGAGTAGCGCCAGTGATAGCAGCAAGTAGCCCCCGTGCAGTGGGTGCGATAAGTCGTACTGTAGGTCGAGCACAACAAGGACTACGAAATATAGCACCTGCTATCGAAGGAGGTCGAACGATAGGACGACAGGCTATATTTGGAGGATTACGCAATGTAACAGGAGAGTAGATAAAAATATGACTGGAAGTAAGATACTAGCAACTAGTACCACCGCAGTAGGTCTAACCTCTATTAGCGTGGAGGCGGGCATGTATTTTGTCGCAGGCTTTGGTGCAGGTGTGGTCGTTACATACTATTTAGTCAGAGCACTAAGACAAAGATATGCCAAGAAAAAAAGATAAAGACAAAAAAGTTTTAGACATGCGTTTTTTGATAGGTTTAGGGCTTATCATTTTTCTTGTATTGATAAACAGCTACGTAAAAGATATTCCGTGGTTTATTGTCGCTATCCCTAGTATGCTCATGGGACTAGACATAAGCGCTATTATTGAGGCTATAAGAGGTAAGAAATAATGAAAGAGCTACTAAACAAAAAGATGCTTACAAATATAATACTTTCGTACTTCCTAGTATGGGGTGGTCTAGTCTTTACAGACATGGGGGCTAAGGTAATTGCAGAAGACTTTTACAACAGGCAAGACTATAGCTACTGGTTAGAGTACGAAGATATATACCCGCTAGACGAGTATGTGCGCTTTGGAGAAAGCCCGAAGTTTGTAAGCTTTGTGAACATCTACAAAGAGACGGGTATAAGGTGGAACGACATACTGCATTGCGACAAAGAAGGAGGCGACAATTTTGGTTACTATGCAAACTACATAAGCGAGAGGATAAAGGCAGAGCCAAAAGAGGCTAGTGCATCAGAGTGGAGATACGGGGACGAGACATTTAAAAGCCCACCAGTAGGGAGTAGGTGCTACCTAGAGAGCGAAATATCAGTGTGCCCACAGCAGATAGACGAATGTAAAACACAGATATTTAGCGGAAAGGAACACGGACATTTTTTTGAGATTATCGAGTAATAAAATAGATATATGAAGAAGCTAAAGTGGTTAGTTATCAGCCCGAGAAAGATAACAAGAACGCAGAGGGACGAGCAGCTTAAAGCTCGGGACATCATGCGTATACCAGGAAGGCTCGACATAGAGGTATCGTTTAGGACGATACCAGACATACTAGAGGGGGCAGTATTGGAGAGCGGAGACAACCTAGACGAGAAATGGCTTAAAAAAGCAGTGGGAGACATGGGGTTTCACTGGGTACACTTGCTACTTAACTACAACGACTGGGAGGAATTGAAACTACGTAAGACACTCTACGGGCAAGCACGAGCAGTAAACGGACAGGTGATTACTTACGGAAGGTGGCACGAGAGGAGTAGATACCAACAAAGCCACAGGTACAAAGGGGAAGTGCGTAAGCTACCAGAGGCAGCGATAGGTGCGTTTCACGAGGCAGACCACGGCTTTAGAGGATTGTTTAAATTAAATACTAACTGGACACATTACTTCTTCTATGGCTATGACAGGTTTTACACGCACAAGGAAGAGCGAGAGCTAAAGCCTAAGCGATACCAGAGGACACCAGACCCGCTTATAGGGTGGCGAGGTTTGCCGTGGGGACGATTGCCAGAGATAGAGACACGTAAGCCAGTACCGATAATCGACTACGGGGTAAAGATTAAGAAGCGACACCCGAAAGACCTAGATAGGTTTTCGTGGGCAGGTAACGAGCCAGACAGTATCACCTTCCACACGCTGCTAGGAAGCATAGAGGGAAGCCTAGCGTGGCTAGAGCAGATACACCTAAGCTACAACTACCTTATAGACACAGACGGGACGATATACGAGCAGATACCACTAGGGCGTAGCTCGTGGGGAGCAGGAAGGTATCTACAACCTAACAGCAGAGTAGTCAACTTCTTCAAAGGGGAGAACCCAAACAAACGAACAGTAAACGTAGGATTTGCTAGGAGAGGAGAGCCACGAATAACGAAAGAGCAGGTGGGAGGAGCAGTAGCACTCATTAAGATTATCGGACAGAACACAGGTAAGCGTTACTTGTGGGACAACAGCTTTGCGCACCACGAAATAGCGATAGACAAACCGAGGGAGGTAATAGGGTACAGGGAGCAGACGATAACAGCGCTAGAGGGAGACAAAAAGCAGGAGACGAAAGAGGAGCAAATAAGTATACTCAAACTACGTATAGCAATTTTGCAATTACAAATAAAGATTAAGAGATTGCTAGGCAGTAAGTAGTTAGAGGTTAGGGTGCAGACGGGGGCGTAGCTTCCTCATCGACAAGGGGCTAAAGGTCGAACGTCCCACGCTTGCACCCTAGCAAGGTCGAAATTATAAAAAGGTAAACACATATAGCTATATGGAACTTGGACTAGGTATTATCATGCTCGCAACCTTCGTAGAAGGATTTGTGCAGTATCTCTTCGGAGAAAGTGAATACTCACGCCCATACTTGCGCTACATTGCATTGCTTCTCGGAGTAGGTGCAGCGATTGCGTATAAGGTAGACATTCCTGCAATGTTTGGTCTCGTTACCGACTGGGGAATGGTCAACTATGTCATTAGTGGTATAGTATTAGGGCGAGGTAGTAACTACTTGAACGACTTTATAGGTCGTTTACGTGGCGCAGACCAAGCGTAATTTTTTATTAGACTTAATAAAAAATAAGCTTATGTCAGACGACAACGTACAGAACCCAGAAGCAGAAGCAGAGGCAGCAGCCGACGCAGCAGCAGAGGGTGAAGAAGAAGAGCAAGACGAAGAAGAGTAGGTGTGGTATTATAGGAGGCGTGTAGGTTACTATCTTTACCTACATACTCCTAACCCGCTTTCTTCGCAAAAAAGCCCTATCTCTAGGGGCTTTTTTGTATGGGTAGGTTATCCACAGAGGAGGGATAAAAGACTTGCAAATGTTGTTATAACATTTATAATTAAGACATTACTAAATTATTAGGTAGATAGTTAGATATATGAATACAGACAAAGAGATAAAAGACTTCCTCGATGCTTTAGAGGCTCTTGTGCAAAGAGCACGGGGAGACAGAGAGCTTGCACAAAAGCTCATGTATGCGATTACTCTTATTAAAGGACTATAAAAATATATATGGAAGAAGTACCAGACTATTTAAAAAGGGATAGACCAGAGAACATCTACAACCTAGAGAAGACTAAGGCAGAATGGAGACGGCAGGACAGAATAGATATTACGCTCATGGTAATAGGTATCATTCTGGGGTTTGCAGCATTAGTAGTTATGGCAGTCGAGGAAGCAAGAACGTCGGCAGTAGAACAGGAGGAAGTAGAAGAGGTAACAGTAGATTACGTAATACCAGACCCATGTGAACTAGCAGTAGTAGAGTGCGACGTAGAGAAAGTCGAGGCACGAGTTACGGGATACAACACAGTAGTAGAGCAAACAGACGATACACCATGTATCGCAGCAAGCGGAGACAATATATGCGGTAGGGACGACGTGGTAGCATGTCCCACGCACATACCTCTTTATACGAAGGTCGAGATAGAGGGGAAGACATACACCTGTTTAGATAGGACGGCAGAGAAGCACGACGGGAGATACGATATATCGTGCGACAAAGATTTTGATTGTCCGAGAGAAGTAACAGGTGTAAAGCAGGTATTAGTTTATAGAGATTAAAGATATGGCATTAAGTGAAAAAGAAGAACTTTTAGGGAAGGTGCACAATAAGCTAGCAGAGATTGTGATAGAAAATATAGAGGTGAAGGACGGGAGATTTATAGTTAAGAATGAAGGAGTGGCGGTAGCTTGCGGAAAAGTAAGTAGGGTATTGCAAGAAAATAGCACCAAGAAGGAGAGGAAGAACATAGAGATTACGATTAAAGATAGAGAAAAGAAATTATGTTAGTGGGAATAGGTATACAGCGCTTACCAGATAAATACTACAGCACGACCCGTAGAGTTTGGCACAACGAGCAACTAGCAACCATACAAGCGAAGGTAAAGGCAGAAGGTGGGGGCTACGTGAGTATAGAAAAGATAAAGCGTTACATACGACAGAAGGAACGAGAGAACGACATTACGATAGCGCAGCATAACGAAATGATACGAAGCACACTATTACAAGGGAAGGAGCATAAATATATGAACTATGGCAAGTAAGAAAGCACAAGCACTACGGCTCATGGAAGCAGTAGTAAAAGCATGGCTGCAGGAAGAAAAAGAAGCACGAGGTCAGAAGGTGAACATGCAACCGATAGATGCAGTGCTGCTCGACGGGCTGTTTGATGTAGAGCGACTTATCAAAGACCTGGCTAATTCCGTAGGGAAGATACACGGATACTACGGGGGTATGATAGACGCAATACACCAGACATTACAAAACCCACATAGCAGCAGTAACGAGGTCGAGAAACAGATACTAGCAATAATAAGAAGTCATAAGGGATATGGTGGAGAGGTACGTAAAGATTGATGCAGGATTGTCTATAGAGATACGTAGACATAACGGCAAGACATGCTTAGGAAAAGCGGTAGGTATATTTGTTAGGGATTGGCTTGTATCAGATATATTTTTGGATTTAGAAGAGAATGAGGCTAAACTAGAGGACGCAGATATATATTTGAGAATTAACAAGGAGCAACTAAAACAGATATACGAAGAAAGTAAAGCATGAGTTTTTTCGATGATTACAAAGATAAGCTACTCGACTTCCAGGTAGACGGCGCTACATTCCTAGCAGATATTAAAAAGGGAATACTGGGAGACGAAATGGGAGTAGGTAAGACGAGGCAAGCTATAGCTGCTGCTCTTAAAACGGGCAGCAGTATGATAGTGTTTTGCCCTGCAGCAGGAGACCTAAAGAACAAGTGGGGACGTGAGATTTTGAACTTCGACGAGGAAGCAAACATAGAGATTATTGACGGGACTAAGTGCAGAGTGTTTAACGAGGGAATGGGTACGAGGTGGCTTATCGTGAACTACGACGTAATAGGAAGGGAGGCGAACCGAGAGAGAATACTAGGGTACATGCCAGGTATCCTTATCATGGACGAAGCGCACTACATAAAAAACAGTAAGTCAAAGAGAACGAAGGAGGCACTAAAATATGCACAGGTAGCACTAGCAGTGTACTTGCTCACAGGTACGCCAGTGCTCAATAGACCTATGGAGCTATTTACGCTCTTACAGGCGATAGAGCACCCGCTAACAATGAAAAAGTACGCATGGTATGTATATGCTCGCAGGTATTGCGGAGGGCGTAATGTGGAGTTTTATAGGACTGTAGTAGACCCTGCAACAAACAGAAGGATAAAGCGGAAGTTTAAGTTTTTGGAGACAAAGGGAGCTACCAACTTGGAGGAGCTAAAGAAGCACATAGAGCCACACTATCTTAGAAGGACTAAGGCAGTGCTTGGAGACAAGCTACCCGAGAAGATTATTACAAACGTAGAGATAGAGATACCGAAGGAATACCAGAAGCAGTACGAGAGTGCATGGGGAGAATACATAACCAAGCTCATACTATCGGAGGACACAGAAAACGAGGACATCATAAACGCACAACTAGCGCAGCACATTATCGAGCTAAACAAGATTAAGCAGATAGTGAGCCTGGGGAAAGTAGACGCAATAGTAAAAGATGTGCTCAACATGGTAGAGCAGGACGAGAAGGTTATAGTGTTTACGCAATACCGAGAGACGTTAGACACAATCAAAGAGAAGCTAGAAGGTAAGAAGATTGGAGTAGTGAAGATAGACGGGAGAGACAAAGCAAACGAAAGAGAGAAGGCAGTACACAACTTCCAGGAAGACGAAGAGACTAAGGTGCTCGTGGGAAACATAAAGGCAGCAGGTATAGGTATCGACCTTACTGCAGCAAGCACAGTGCTCTTTGCAGACATGGAATGGACACCCGCAGTACACCAACAGGCAGAGGATAGGGCACACCGATATGGACAGAAGAGGCTAGTAAATGTCTACTACTACGTGGGGAAGGACACAGTGGACGAAGAGATACTAGACATGTTAGACCGAAAGAACCAGATTATAAGCCGTATTTTGGAGGGTGAGGATACAGGTGGTAAGGAGGACATTACAAAGCAGACCATTAAAAGGATTATCAATAAAAAGGTTATCAACACATAGACTTGCAAGTGTTGTTATAACAGTTATAATACTGGCATGGTCGAGATTAGAAATAAGTTACATACATAGATACATGACGTTAGCAGCAGCAAAGAAGAAGATAGAAGCGGAGAAGCTATACAGCTTGAACGAGACAGTACGCAATGGTCTTATTCCCTGGATTAAGAGCTACCAGACACTCTATAAAGAAGTGCTTGTAGACCAGGCACTACCAGAGGCAGAGCGAACAATCAATGCACAAATTATCGGGGAAGGAAACAGTAGGACTATTCGCATAATGGGCGAGAACTGGATTAAGTACCTAGAAGCAAACAAAGATAAATTAAAGTAATTGTTTAGTAGTTAGTTAGATAGATAAAAAAGATATGGCAACAAAACTTATAGAGGCAGACCCTAAGAAGGTCAAGACTTTAGAGAAGCGGGTAACAAAAGCTACAGAGGTAGCTAACAAAGTCGTCGTAAAAGACGAGAAGACCGAAGCAAAAGCAGCAGAGGTGCTTAGTAAATTGAACAAGGCAAAAGACGAGATTACGGAACGTAAGGAAGAAATTACTAAGCCCCTCAACGCTGCACTTAAAAGTGCTCGGGCGCTATTCAAGCCACTAGAGGAAGACCTTACAGTGGCTATTAGTATGGTGCGTAGGCGCATGGCGGATTATCACAGCGAGAAGGAGCAAGAGCGGAAGGACAAGCTAGAGAAAATTGCAGCACGAGAGAAGAAGGGAACAATCAAGACGGAGACAGCACTTAGAAAGGTCGGAGAATTAGAAGAGACAAAGACCCAGGTAAACACAGAGGAGGGCGCAGTGAAGTACGCAAAGGTAAAAGACTACGTAGTGGAAGACGAGAGCAAGCTACCACGTAAGTACCTTGTACCAGACATGAAGGCTATTAAAGCAGCGCTCAAAGAGGGTAAGAAAGTGCCAGGTGCTAAAATAGTAGAGCGCACAGAGGTACGTAATTCTCGATAACTATATGGCGGGATATTGTGAAGACTGCGGATGTAAGGTATTCAGTGGGCATTGTACAAATTGCCACGAGGAAACATACATAGCGCAGCAGTATAGGGATTTAGGGGAGGCAGTGCCAGAGAGCATTGCAGACAAGGAGCTAGAACAATCATTACCAGAGAACGAAAGTAAAACGTGCTAAATATGGCTAAGAAGAAAGCTACAAAAAAGAAGACAACAAAGAAGAAGGCAGCAACTAGGAAAAAGAAGCGCAACATCTACGAAAAGATGTTTGACGTGCAGCATGAGGTGCACAGGATATTGAAACTAGGGGAAAATGAAAACCAGGGTAACTTTAAGTATGTGTATGAGAGGGACGTTATCGCAGAAGTAAAACCTATTCTCAAAAAGCACAAACTACTACTACTACCTATTAAGGTCATAAACAGCGAACTTACAGAAGACCATAAAAAGGTAAAGCTCGACATGGAAATTACACTACTAAATGTCGAGAACATCAAGGAGAGCTACACTACTCCGTGGAGCATGAACGCAGCAGACAAGGCAGATAAAGCAACAACGAAAGCGCTTACTATGGCTTTGAAGTTTTACCTGCTAAAGACATTCATGGTAGAGACTGCAGAGCCAGACCCAGACGGAGAAAACGGAGCAGAAGAGAAAGAAAAGAAGGGAAGCAAGAAGCAGAGTAAACCGAAGCCACAGAGCGTAGACACAATTAAGCAAATGATTAGCGCAAGCAATAACCTCACAGGGTTAATGGAATACAAAGAGCAGCTAGCAGAGATTAAGAACTTCACGCAAGCAGAGAAGAACCAGATAAACAAAGCGCTAGAGGCACGTATTAGTGAGCTTGAAAAATAATATGCCCGTGATTGCAACAGGAAAAGAAATAATGCTACCACGGGGCTACCTAAGTCATAGCCAGTACATACTACGGAAGAAGAACCCCAAGAAATATAACGACATATATTTTTTTGGAGGCAAGAGTTTTACGAACGAGGGTATGCGGTTTGGTAAAGTGGTGGCAGAAGCGCTAGAGACCAACAAGACAGAGGACGAAACCATTAAAGCGCTCATAGCAATGCTACCGAGATACCCAAAGCCAGAGCATGAGATAAACACGAGTGTAAAAACAGAGGACGGAATACTTAACCTCATGGGGAAGATAGACACTTTCTTTATGAGAGGAAAAAGGTTTAGGGAGTACAAAACAGGAAAGACAGCATGGACGCAAGCGAAGGTAGACAAGGAAACACAGATAACCTTTTACTACATGCTCGTCTACTTGAAGTACGGGCAGCTACCAGAAAAGAAGGTATGGCTAGACTGGATAAAAACAGAGTACGACGAAGACGGGAAGCCGAGACTTACAGGAGAGATAGTAAGCTTCGAGACAGATAGGAACATGGGGCAGGTGCTAGAGCTTATGGACGACGTGCATAAGACAGCAGTAGAAATTAGTAAGGAGTATAGAGCAATGTTAGGAATATGAGAAAGATACAGCTACAAAACATATCAGAGGGCGGGTGGAACAAATACATAGGAGACCTACCACAGGGAAAGCAAGTATGGGTGTACGAATGGGGGCTAGGGTGGCGTGTAAGCATCTACAGTAAAGACTTCTACCTAGTGGCAGATGTGCACGACATACGGGACGAGGAAGAAGCAGTAGAAATAGCAAACGTCATTATCGCTTATAGTTATCCACAGCTAGACTTGCAAGTGTTGTTATAACTGTTACAATAACATCATGCAACCGATACCAAAAAAACTACGAGAAGAGATAGCACAAGACCCGACCTATAAGAGGTGTGCACTAAGCGGATATAGTGGGTGTAGCGGGCGTATAGAATGGCATCACCACATTATATTTGCAGGTAAGCAATTAAACGAGAAGTGGGCGATTATCGGACTTTGCAAGGGACACCACAGGGACGTAGCACCGATAACCAGTAGCGCAACGAGAGGTGGGGTGCTCGGATTGGTAGATAGAAAGGTGCTCAATAGAGCAACAAGGGAAGAATTAAAAGCTATAAGCAAGTCGATAGACTACACTGCATTGCGGGATAAATTAAATAGTTAGTTAGATAGATGTATGGCTACTCCATTTTTTTACGGAAGAATAAAACAGGACAAGAAAGGCGACAACCAGATACGCTTAGATTATAGGCGGGACTATCAACGCTATCTAAACCAAACATTTAAAAAAGACCAACCCATAAAGCTTAGTATCAAGAAGAACATAAAGAAACGCACTACAGGGCAGGGAGACGAGAAGAGCAACCAGAACGGCTACCTATGGGGAGTAGTGATACCGATACTTGCAGACCACTTTGGATATACAGACGACGAAATGCTAGATGCGCTACGCCCGCTTTTCTTCTTCGAGGTGAGCGACAAGAACCCAAAAGTAAAAAGGCTACTAAGCACAACCCTCTACAACACGAAGGAGTGGGAGGACAAAATGGAAGATATTAGAGTGTGGGCTTTGAAGGAAGAGCAGGTGTATATCCCAGAGCCACACGAGGTAGACTACGACGAACTAAAAAGCGAGAGTGGGGACATGGTAGTAACCGACGAGACTGCAGAGAAAGTAATAGAGCAGTCAAAGAACAAACTACCCGCACCAAAGAAACCCGAGAAGCACAAGCACCAGACAAAAACAAACCCAACACTGATAAGCGACCTCATTAAGATGTTTGAAGAGGTGAACCCAAGCACCTACAGACTTTACGGAATGAAGACACAGCGAGAGGCAATGGATAGGCTAGTGCTGCAGCATGGAGAAGAGAGGGTGCGAAACATGATACGGGCACTACCGCAATGCAATAGCGAGAAGTACGCACCAACAATCACAACACCAAACCAACTAGAAGCCAACTTAGGAAAGCTTATAGCTTGGGGGCAGAAGAAGATTAAAAGCGGTAAGAAGGTCGGAAGCCTTAAAAAGTAATGGTAAAGGTAAAAGAAAAACAGCATACAGTCATAAAGACGTGGGACGGAGATATATACGTGATTAAAGACATGACACCGAAGCAGGTACACGAGTACGTAAAAGAGCTAGACACTATCGAAATGCCAGACGGGACTTTTCTAAGTAAAGGAGCAATAGAGAAGATACAACCTATGAAGACCTACGAGTGGCAGGCGGAAGCAAAGACACGACACAAAATGGGACAGTATCTTAGAGGCGACAGGTGGCGGTCAATGCACGGAGACGAAGCACCCGCACAAATAGGGACGATTACAGGAGAACTATTACTAGATAAACCTAAGAAGAAATGAAACTAGCAGAGAAAATACAATACTTACAAGATAACCATATGAGCGAGTGGCTAAGTGAAAGACAAGAAGTGGACGCTATGGTATCTAACCAACACTCTTTAATGTGTGTATGTGGCAGGTTATGTACAGGACTGCACGAGAGTACCTGCAGAAAGTTTATAGAGAAGGTGAACAAGGAAACAGCTAAAAGCTTATGGAAGAAACTAGAACTATGAAGACGAACCCATACAGAACAATGTTTTACGCACTGCAGATAAACTACCCCTCAATACCAGAGGGAATACGACAGAGATATGCAGAGCTATTAGTTAATAGGGCGGTAAGGTTTTACATCGACAGAGAGCTAGACAAACTGGTAGTCGATGAAGACCTAGCAGACGGCAAAAAAGACTGCGGGTTTTATGCACTGGAAGACGCAAAAGAAACGGACTTATGCAACGTAATTTACAGTGAAAAGGTCGAGCAAGAATACCACCAAGAAATTAAGCGTATGCTAAAAGGATAATATGAAAATGGCAGTAGACAGAGAACAAGCCCTACACATGGGAATAGACCAGGGCTACAGACTATTAGCAGAGGACGAAGGGCAGAAGCTAATACGGCTTATCAGAAACGGCACGAGAATAGATATATGGTATAGCAAAATGACAGTAGGGATAATGCAGTTTGGGCAGAAGACGAAGTACCACAAGCATGTAACGGAGGAGAAATTAGACGAGTTACTTAGTGAAAGCTAGAAGTCTATAACAACATTGTCAACAACATTTATTTTACCAGTAAGCTTATAAGCGATATAATAGAGAGTAACTATGGAAGATAAAAAGATAATCAAGCGCCACATACAAGTAGCAGGCAGCCCCGCAGCAGAGGAAAGAATACGAGACGTGATACTAGAAGAGTATCGAGCGTTTGTGCGAGTGGCAGAGATACTTACAGTAAGCGGAATACAGCAACTAAACGTAGAGACACCATTAGGAGACTTTACATTTAGAAACGACAAGGGTCGAACATTAGAAACAGCTAAAGAAGATTAGATATATGGCAGACGTAAAAATATATAGCATTGAGGTAGTAAAGGAGAGCCGAGGCATCGTACAAGTCGAGGCGGTAAACGAAGGAGAGGCGTACGAAGAAGCAGAAAGCCTTGGTAAGAAAGACAAGGTGGACTGGGCACAAGAAGACCACATAATCACAAGCATTACAGGTGTACGTGATAAGGAGGAAGAGGCAGAAGAATAACACCATGCAAAAAGCAAAAGACAAAAGCACAAAAGCACAGATAACCGCAAAAGCAGAAGCGGTACGTACTAAACATCACGACAAGGTTACAAGCGTCGAAGTGTTTAACAAGAAGGGAGACATGCCGAACCGAGTAAAGGTAGTGCTCGACAACGAGATAGGAACTACTGTAGGTGTCTATTGCTATGAAGGGTGGGAGGAGAAATTAGAACAACAGATACAGAGATTTAAAAATAAAAAAGTAGCTAGTTAGATATATGAAAAAAGCAGCAGTAAGTTTATTGGTGATATTGGCAATTCTCTTTTTCTTTGTATTCCTCGGAGCAAAGAAAGCAGAAGCAGTACAGACAAGCGTAACAGTAGTAAGTCAGCAGGAGGTAAAGGCGCAGCTTGTCAGTGCGCTTATTGCTCTTATTGAACAACTGCAGCAGCAGATTGTGGAACTGCAACGAGAGCAGCAAGAAGTCAAGGAAGAAGTAAGAGAAACACGAGAGCGTGTAGAACGTGAAGAAGAACAGAGTAACGACGAAGCGCCAGAAGAAGCAACGCCAGATAGCGTAGCCCGTGAGTACGGGTTTACTATCGTAGAAAAGGTCGAACTAGAAGGAGGTAGAACTAAGCTATGGCTTAATACGGGACAAGGTGTAGGGTTAGACCTCAACGCCCCAGACTGGGAGGAAACATTACGAGCAACCTTTAACAGAATAAAGTAACTATGTACGAACAAGAAGACAAAGTAATTGAGAAGCGAGAGTGTAGAGATTGTGGGGCGGAGTTTACCATTAAGCAGAGCGAGATAGACTTTTTCAACAAGCTAGTAGAAGAAGGGAAGATAGACGAGGTGATACTACCTACTCGCTGTATGCCGTGCCGAAGAATTAAAAAACAAAACAGGCAGCGCCAGGGGTAGAGGAGTTATTAGTTAAGTAAGTAGATATATGGCAAAGGAAAAAGAAGAGAAGTTACTACAGGCGGGATTTACATTTAAGCAGCTTGTCTACAAAGACGGGCAATGGCTCATTAAGCTAAGTATCGGAGACCTACTACCCGAGACGCTTATGCTTTGCAAGATTAAGTTTATTCTCGACGAGAAGGAATACGAGGAGCGTATAGCAGAGGAGCAGAGCACTATACAGCGATTGCAGGAGAACCCAGAGCTATACGAGGAAAACTACAAGCAGCGTATGAAGGTGGCAGAGAAGGATTACGCAGAAGCAAAGAAAGAGCTAGAGCAAGCACGTCAAGACTTCCCGCCGTTTACATTTGTAGGGGTCGTACAAGAGGTTAAGTTTAACCACAGCGACAGGGTAACAACTGCAGTGTTTGCGGTAGAGGCAGAGGCAGCAAAGGACTACATCGCTAGCGACATGAACATGAACATGCGGAAGTTTTACGTCGAGCTATTACCCGCAGAAGTTAAGTAAAAAGATATATGTTTGAGAAACTATACGAAGACTTTACAGCAAACGTATTGCCTATGGTGCAGGAGGGGCTAGTTATCACAAAAGACTACTTCCTAGATTTGTTTGCTCGATACGTAAAGTACCTGCTTATCACCGACACAATATGGCTAATTCTAAGCACTTGTCTATTTGTGGTAAGTGTTGTTGGCATAAGAAAACTGTACAAGTGGTTAAAAAATGGAGGAGACGACGAAGGTTTTTTCTTTGGCTGTATGTTTCTAGTTATAGGTATCGCTGTAGGTATTTCAGGAATGATAGACAAAGGAACAGATGTAGTGAAGGACATCTACATACCAGAAGTGCGGGTATACGAAAAGATACAAGATTTAAGAAGCGACTAGTAATGAAAGAACGCAGGGCAGTAGACAGGATAGACGCAATACGTGTAGAGCTTAGAGAGAATGGTAAGCAAATGGGAGGCTTGAACCCAAAGCTAAGTATCTACAAGAAGCTGCAGGAAAGAAACGACGAGCTTAATAGAGAGCTAGAGGAAATTAGAAATAATAGATAAATAGATATATGAAAGCAGAGAAGATAACAAAGGAGGGGCTAGTAGATACCTTGCAAGGCTGCATAGAGGACTTGCTTGTAGCATCAGAGCTTCTAAACGACTGCGACCAGTACGAAGATGCAGACTACGACATGGAAGCATGGAAAAAGGTAGACATCGTAAAGAACCAGATAAGAGGAGTGCTATACAGTATCCAGGTACACAAGAGGCTGTTTACAGAGGAGGAATTACAGGAGGAAGCTAACACGACAGAAGACTAGGCTTATGTTCGGGGTGTTTAAGAAACTAGGAATAAAAGCAAAGGCTCGGGACGTGGAGATAAAGAAATGGGTAGTGCGCATAATCAAGACTAAGGACGGCATCACCCAGAAAGAAGTAGAGGTAGCTAAGTTTATCGCCATAGACAAGAAGGGCAGAGAGTACACACTAGAGAGCTTTGCAGACCACCACACAGAGAACATAGAAATAGACCATTACATTACAAGAACCACTAGAGAAAAGAACGGAGAGGTGGTAAAAGTTAAGGAGTATTTATAGAGATATGAGAAAGATTACAGCAAAGATTACAGGGACAAACTACGTAGGGATAACCCACGAGGAGGAGCTAGAAGTAGACGAAGAAGCTACAGACGATGAGATAGACAGTATAGTTTGGGACTGGGCACTAGAACACATGGCTATAGAGACAGAGTGGGAGGAGGTAGAATAAACATATATGAATATCAGAGAAATAGAAAAAGAAATAAGGGAGAAGACCGAACCGCAGCGCAGGCTTACTAACCTATGGATTGATATGGTAAACAGAACACTATATAAGATATGGGTAACAGACTTTGATAAGAATAAGTACCCACACGAGAAGTAGATATGACAACAGCTTTAGAGAAAAAAATAAAAGCACGTACCAAGACAGCCACCAAGAAGAAGGGGGCTACTAAAGCTGCACCTAAGAAGAAAGCTACCAAGAAGGCAGCAAAGAAAACGACTAAGAAGACCAAGAAAAAGACCCAGACAAAAGCCGATAAAAAGAAAGACACAAAGAACGCTACACTACGTACACCTGGACTATCAGTAAGGCTAGTGAGTGATATTAAAAGTCTCAAAAGACCTGCAGACTACATAGCTTTTCTACAGTTTTCAGCATCAGATAGAGAAGTACGTAAGAGAGTATGGGGAGGACATACACAAGAAGCTTTTGCAAAGAAAATAGGAGTACACAAAGATACGCCTACAGACTGGAAAAAAGTACCAGGCTACCACCAGGACATGATTAACATTAGGCAGCTCATGTTCGCAGAAGAGACGGCAGATAGCATACGAGCACTGATAAAGAAGACGAGAGACCCTAAGCAAGTAACAGGGCACGACGTACGAGTATTGCTTACCTACACAGGAGAGTACAGAGAGAAGCACGAGGAGGAGGTTACTATGAACCCAGAAATACAAGCAGCACTAGACCGACTAGCGGAGGTGTTACCTTAGTAGTTAAAGATAATTTTATGAAAATAAAAAATGAGACGTTAATTATAGCCAGGGACGACTACCCATTAGAGAGAATAAAAGGTAGGTGGATACAAAACTTTCTTAGATTGATATTGCACGGAAGTCATAGAGAATGTAAGGCGTGTTATGAGAAAAGAAAGGGTATAAAAGTAAGGTAATTATTAGATGGCTAGTTAGATAGATATATGCACAAAAATAGTTTACACGCATACCACAACGAAGTATTACCAAGCCTCACAAAGAGGCAGATGCAGGTGCTTAAAGTAATGCAGACAGTGGGGAGAGTTACAAACCAAGACCTCTATAGCATCACGGGGCAGACAAACAACGTAATAGCACCACGCACAGGGGAGCTTAAAAAGCTAGGCTACATACGAGAAGCAGGAGATAGGAAGATAGGTACACGCCTGCACACCATTTACGAGGTAACAGACCTCGGAATGTCAGTAGACACTAGCAAGGTGCGAGACCTCATACCACAGGAGCGGTACTACAGCTACCAAGACAGGCACGCAATAATGGTAGACTTCTACGATTTTATAATGCCAAAGGTCGATGCGAAGCCACTTAACGAAATGAAGGACTTGATGCACAAGTACCTAGAGAAATACGAAGTATGAAAAAGATTAAACTAAACAACAAAGACGGGATAGACCTAACCAAGCTTATAGACAGTAGGCTATTGGTACAGGCAAACAGTGGAGGCGGTAAGTCTTGGCTCATACGAAGACTGCTAGAGCAAAGCCACGGGAAAGTGCAGCAGATTGTCATAGACCTAGAGGGGGAGTTTTCGACACTACGAGAGAAATACGATTACATACTTGCAGGCAAAGGGGGAGACGTACCCGCAGAGACACGCAGCGCAGGACTACTAGCACATAAGGTGCTAGAGCTTAATGTTTCAGCGATTGTAGATTTGTACGAGCTTAAAGCACATGACAGAAAGAGATTTGTAAAGCTATTTCTAGATGCACTGGTAAACGCACCTAAGAAACTATGGAAACCATGCTTAATTATCCTCGACGAAGCGCATGTGTTTTGTCCCGAGAAGGGAAGCGCCGAGAGCATGGAGGCAGTGATAGATTTAGCAACACGAGGTAGAAAGCGTGGGTATTGTGCAGTGCTTGCAACACAAAGACTATCTAAGCTGCATAAAGACGCAGCAGCAGAATGTAACAACAAGCTTATAGGACGCACAGGGCTAGACATCGACAGAAAGCGTGCGAGTGAAGAGCTAGGGTTTACAACAAAGGAGCAGAACCTAAGCCTACGAGACCTGGAAGCAGGAGAGTTTTATGCGTTTGGTACTGCTATCTCAAAGGACGTAACGAAAATAAAGGTGGGAGACGTGAAGACAACACACCCGAAAGCAGGGGCACGTATCAAGGTGGCAGTAACACCACCGACGAGCAAGATTAAAAGTGTGCTCAAAAAGCTTACAGACCTACCAGAGGAAGCACGGAAGAAAAACCAGACCATGCAGGAAATGAAGGAGGAGCTTACTAAGCTACGCAGGCATAAATGCCCAAAGGCAGGAGACCCAGAGCAAGTACAGAAGAAGATAGACGCTAGTATTACGAAAGCACTAGCAGTGCGAGACAGGGAATGGAAGGTAAACGTATCTAAGGCACAGAAGGAAATAAATGTGCTTATCAATAAGCTAAATAAGATTGCAAGCATTGCAGCAGGGGGAGGTGTAGAGATGCGGGAGGTAGTTAAGGGAACAATCATAGAGCCAACGACTATAAAAGTGCCAAGCACAGAAACAATAAAAGCACCAAAGAACAGAGCGACAGTAGCTAGGAATGTTGCAGACCTACACATAGAAGACGAGGGAGAGGAGCGACCTATTAAAGGGGGAGCTATGCGTATGCTCAAAGTGCTTGTATCTCGATACCCTATGCAGTTTACGAAAAGTCAGCTAGCAACATTCTCTAAAATGTCTCCGAGGAGCGGGACGTTTGGACAGTACCTATCACTACTGCGCACAAGGGGAATGTTTGAAGAAGAGGGAGACCTTATACGTGCAAGCCAAGAAGCGCTAGACGAGCTAGACGAGCAACCAACACCACCGCAGTCATTCGATGAGGTAGTAGAAATGTGGAGAGGAAACCTAAAGGGAGGAGCACGGCGCATGTTCGATGTGCTTGTAGAGTACGCACCGAGCGAACTTACAAAGGAGGAACTAGGAGAGCACGCAGGGCTATCGCCGAACAGTGGTACGTTTGGACAGTATCTAAGTATGCTTAGGAGCAACGGGCTTATAGAAAGCACGGCATCGAGTGTGAAGATAAGCGATAACCTGCTTAATATATGAAAGTTTGCCCAGGCGGATGTAAAAAGCAGATACTACCCTCGTGGAAATGGTGTAACGAGTGCGGTAGGAGAAAGGCACGAGAGAGACAAAAGAAGCAATACAAGCAGAGACAGGCAGAGCTAGCGAAGAAGGCAAAGGAAGAAGCTAAGAAGCCAAAGCCTCTAACGCTACAGGAGATAAAGCAGCATCTTACGGAAGCGTTTAAGAGTGGAGACCAAGCAAGGATAGATAAATGGAAGCTACTATACGACGCACAGCTAGACTTTGAGGAAAGAGTTAAAGCGAAGGATAGAGACATGCAGATGCAGAGGTTAAAGATACTAAGACGAAGGAGTTACATAGAGAGCTTAAAGAAAAAATAGTATGCGCATAGGAAGACCATTACAAAACGACCCCGAAATATGGAACTATGGATTTACTATAGGGTGGTGTCCTATGAGATTGCCAGGAGCAGCATTTAGAGTTAGCTTATGGTGTTTCAAGCTCTATAGGATTGCGCCATGTGAGCCAGTGCAGCTAGAGAGCGGGAAAGACTACATGGGTATTTGGAAGGATTGGACATTTAGAAACCCGTTTTACACAGGGTTACGCTAGTCGAAAAGACTTACAACATTTATAATAAGTAAAACAAAAGGTCATATTATTAAAACTATAAGTAGATTAGATATATGGGAAAGAAAAAAGGATTACTAAAGAGATTGCAAAACAAAGGTCGCAAGGGTTATCGACAACCAAGCAAGAAAGACCTAGAGAGCAAGAAGGCAAAAGAAATGCGAAGGGCGCAAGACTTCTTAGACAAGTACCAGAAAGTGTGCCAAGAGACGGGGCTACAGTTTGATATTAAGTACGTCTTTGACGAGAATACAGGACTTACAGCGCAGCTAAAGCTTATCGAGCATGTACCACCACCAGAAGTAAAGCCGTGGAGCGTAGCACTGCAGGAGAACCTAGACCTACGCAGCGAGTGTAAGCACGAAATGCACAAGGAAATGACGAAGTGTAAGAAGTGTGAACTTAACCCCGAGAACTGGGGAGGCAAGCCAGAATATCCGAAAGGGGTAACGGCAAAGTATCAAGCAGAAATGAAGACGAAGATTATAGAGCAAAAGCTCAAAGAAGACGGAGAGCAGAAGGAGGAGACAAAAGAGTAGGATTTTACTACCAAGTACGAAACGCAATAACCTTTAAGGGGCATTGTAGAACGGCTAAGGTGGTATAGCAGCTTGTAAGCTGCTAGAGGTGTAGGGGAAACCATACGTCTCTAATAGCTTATGACAGGATACAAACTACAACTTAAAAAAGAACCACGGGAGCTAGAGCCGATGTTTTTTATTATCGTCATGCACAATAAGCAGGGCGGACAAGTGCAAGTATACATGCACCACGCAGTAGCCTACACAACAGAGGAAGCGATAGCATCAGTAATGCAGCACATGAGAGAGAACGAGCCTAGCCTTTACGGGGAAGGGCGCAAAGAGTGGATATGTCATTTTAGTAACGCAATAAAAGCGGGAGAAATGGAGACCATGTTTAGGAATGTGAGCGAGGCAGTGAAGAAGATAAAAGAGAAGGAGGTAGCAGAGAAGAAAAATAATGTCATGCAGGAGATTATAGAGAACCGAGACCTAGATTTACTGAAAGACAGCAAGGGGCTATTTAACGATGCAGACCTTAAATATATTAGGGAGAGAATAAAAGAAAAATAGTATGCAGACACCCGCAATAGACAAGATGCTGCAGGCGATGCGATACAAAACCCAAGAGGGCATACTACTTAACGACGTTATCAAGCCAGGACAGAAGGAAATAGGAGAGTGCATTTTAAATAGGAAAAGCCCAGACGGAAAAACAAAGATACACGTAATGGCACACACCCGATACGGGAAGAGTTTAGTGGTAGGGGCAACAGTAGGGACACGAGCAGCATTGAAAAAGGAGAAGTGGGCTATCGTCGCACCGACGAAAGAGCAGGCGCAGATTATCATGGACTACGTGATTTATTTTGTGGTGAACGAACCCCTACTATCGAACAAGCTAAAGACAAACCTACGGCAGCTAAAGAACGAGCTAAAACTTACACAGCGTAGAGCACGAGACCACATTACATTTTTAGGAGGAGGAGAAGTACGTACCTACAGTGCGAAGCAGACTATGGGACACGGAGCACCGAACCTTGTGCTAGACGAGGCAGGGCTTATTGACGACAGCGACGAGGCTAAAGCCTTCCGTATGCTTGGAGACAGTAAAGACAACTTCATTGTGAAGATAGGCAACCCGTGGGAAAACAACCACTTTAAAGCAGCATTTATAGACGAGGAGTATTACCACATAAACATAGACATACACAGAGGAATAAAAGAGGGGCGTGCGACAGAAGCAATGCACAACGCCGTAAAGAAAAAGCAACACTACGAAGTGTTGTATCTTAATCAATTCCCAGACGACGAAGGAAAAGATAAGTATGGCTTCTTGCCACTATTCAGCCATAGGCTTATTGAAAGTGCGCAATGTGAGCCAGGAACAGTAGACAGCATAGGAGCTAAGAAGCTTGGAGGAGACGGAGCAGACGGAGGGGCAAACATGAGTGCTATTGTTTTGCGCAGCACCAACCTAGCAAAGGTAGCCTTTACGAGCTTTAACATGCGGAGCGCAGAGTTTGGAGACAAGGTAGCAGAATACAGGAATGAGGTAGAAGGACTGTATGTAGACGACCTACCTGCAGGAAACGCAGCAGTATCGAGGCTAGATAAAGCAAAGGAGACAAAGCGTAAGCTCGTACGTGTGAACGCAGGAAAGCAAGTAGAGCAAGACGACATAGACGAGAACGAAGACGCAAAGAGTTTTAAGAACCTACGGGCGTATATCTTTTGGAAAGCTGCAGAGTGGGTGAAAGGGGGAGGGAGACTAGAACGACACCCAGAATGGAAGATGTTACTTGCAGTGAAATACAAGACCAAAGGAGGGAAGATGCAGATTGTGAGCAAGGAAGACCTACGAAAGAAGTACAAGGTAAACGACCTCGGAGTGGCAGATGCACTTAGCTTTACATTCGTACCGAAAGAGCCAGAGGAGGAGTACGAAATGCCAGACGACGTAGGGGGAGTAGAACCTTATTACCCAGACATAGGGATATGAGCAAGAAGAAGACACCAAAAAAGAAGATATGGGTAGTGCGCAAGATAGTGAAGGCAGCAACGCTAGAGGAAGCACTAAAGAACGAGAAGCGGAACAAGCCAGTAGAGATACGGCAGGCGGTAAGGTCGAAAGACGAACTAGCGAGTGCTATAGGCTTCGACGCTTCATGGAATGACTACGACGACGAGGAAGAATACTAGATATAAACAAGTAGGAGTTTAAAAACGTACTAATAAACGCTATAATAAATTAAGCAATATGACTAAAGAAAAGCCAACATCACGCAAGCTAATGAAGCTGCTTATCACTACGGGAATGATAGGCGGGAACATTTTTATACTAGAGAAACTTTACAAACTATTTTTTTAAGGTCGAAATAATTTATGGCTAAAACAAAAAGCAAAATAAACCTACCCAGTGGAATAGAGGTAGACGACTTGAAGGAGAAACTAGAACACGAGAAAGCTACCACTGTAAAGTACCAGAAGAGACGACACGACCACTGGAACGAGATATACGAACTACATAGAGACATCGTGCGCATTAACCGCCTTACCCAGAGGCAGGCTATAAACATTCCGCTAATGAAAGAGACCATAGGCACTATGGGGTCAAAGATTAACGAGATTACGGACATTCACCTTACAGACCGAGGGGGCGACGCAGAGAAGGCTATCATTGCTAACCAGATATGGATTAGTGCGCAAGAGGCAAACAACATGCTCATTTTGGATAGAGTAGATAAAAAGCAAGGTATGCTTTACGGGCGTACTCACATGAGTTTGAACGTAGACGCTACGAAGGACATACCAGTAACGATAGATGTAGAAGATGTGTACGAGCTTTTGGTAGACCCAAAGACCAAACCGCACGACATCGAGACAGCACGCTATCTCGTAAAGACAGAGATTTTTAAACCACTGCAGGAGATTTTGGCAAGCAGCAAATACGACGGGGCTGCAAAGGCAGAGCTAAAGCAAGCAATGGCAGACAACAAGAAGAAAGGGCGAAAGCCTAAATGGTATCGAGACCAGATGCGCAAGAAGAACGAGCGACTAGAAGCGCTTGGAATAGAAGACGTAGAAAGCCTAGAAGGATACGAGCAGATTGTAAGCCTTGACGGGCACTTTACGCTTTTGTGGGACAAGCAGCTTAAAGAGTTTGTGCGTTACTACGTAGTGGTAGCAAACGAAGAGACAGTGCTAAGTGCGGACACTCTTACAAACACATTCGGCGTAGACTTTTACCCATTCGAGGGGTGGGCAGGAGACGTAGAGATTACGGACTACTGGAGCGACGGAGTAGGAGACCTCATACGAGTACCGAACAAGACTATCAATATGTGGATTAGTCAACACATGGAGAACCGAACGCTGCGAAGCTTTGGTATGAACTTCTATAACAGCAAGATAAAAGGTTTCAAACCGCAGACGTTTCAACCTAAGCCGTTTGGGTGGTATCCATTGCCAGGAAACCCGAAAGAGGTGTACCAACGTGTAGACATTCCGCCACTAGAGGGAACGCTTAATGACATTCAGTTTATTACCCAGATTGCAGAGCGTGCGAGTGCAACGGGTGCTATTGAGAAGGGGGCAGTGGAAGACGTAAAGCGAACACTCGGAGAAATTGAGATAGCAGTAGCAAACGCACAGGAGCGAACCAACGACCTGCAACCGCTCTACCAGAACAAGGACAAAAGGCTAGCGACTAAGTTTTTCGCAATGCTAGAGGCAAACATGCCAAAGGGCAAAAAGATACCTCTATACAAGAAAGCCCACGACGGCTCTATTGTGAAGAAAGAAGTAAGCCGTGAGGACTGGGTAAGCGAACAGGGATACGAAATTGAGGCAGGAAGTGCACGACAGAGAATGGTGGAGAAGACGGACGAGATTGTGCGTATGAAGGCAGTAAAACAAGAGTTTCCCGACAACCCTGCACTAGGTAAAGCAATTCAGAAGCGCATGGTATCACTCCTCGACCTTACACCGCAGGAGATAGAAGAGATTAAACAGTTTGAGGAGCAGAAAATAGAAGCGATAGCACGAGGGCAACAGGAGGTAGTGCCCGCAGAAGTACAACCCGCAGCGCAAGCGCTAGAGCAAGAAGCAGCTAGTCTTGCAGGTCGAGCGCAGTAGATTATTAACAGGTTAGTATTGTAGATAGTTATTACAATCGTTATTATATGAGTAGTAAGGCGAAAGCACAGGGTTTAATCAAACAGTGGCTTACCAAGCTCAAAATAGGAGGCATCGACGAACTAACGGACGAGGAGCGACAATCCTACGACGAGTGGAACAAGTTACTAAGTGAAGACCTAACCCTGGAGAAGTTAGGAGAACAACTAAAAGCAGAGAGCGAGAACCTAAGCACGGAGTTACGAGAAGCGACAGTAAAGGGAGATAACAGGAAAGCCGTATTTATAAGCGCCCGTTTAGAAAACTATGCTAAAATAATTGCATACATAGAAGAACCAGAACGGGAAAGACAGGCGTTAATTGAACATATTACGAGTTTAATAGATAACACTAAGTAGATGTATGGCAGACAAAATTAGCAAAAAGGAATTACCCGCAGACGTACTCGAACGTATCGAGCACGCACTAGAGCAAGACCCTAAAGCACTTTCGGACGTGCAGATTGACTTGCTCATGGCACGTAGGGACTACCTTACGGCAGCCGAGAAGAAACAGGTAGGTATCACACCTGCAGCAGTCAAAGCTTGGCAGAAAGCAAACGGAGGAGGTGCAGACGAAGCACCAAAGAAGACTGCAGCGAAGAAGACCACGAAGAAGACGGGAAAGAAAAAGTAGATAGCTAGATATTCATTACTCGACTAACTATTTAAGCTTATGTCAACAGCAGACGGACGATACCCAAGCAAACGTGCATCTAGCGGAAGCGTTAAGAAGCACAACATGGCGGGTAGCAAAAGCGATAGCGTTAAGTCAAAGCTTCCTGTACCTGCAAAGGGCATGAAGAAAAGCGGAACGCACGCATTTAGTCAGAAAGGCAAGCCAAAAGGTTTGAACTGGAAGACACCCAACAGCGACGCAAACCGCAGAGCTGTATAGGTAAATAAGTAGATAGTTAGTTTTTAGAAAATTAAGCCAAACCCGAGGACGGGATAAAACCCAAACCCGAGGACGGCAAAACTATATATGTCAGACAAAACACCCCAAACCCCTAGCAGTACGGACGCTCAACCTACAGAGCCAACCGCTACACCAACGGACGGAGGAGCACAGCCAACAGAGCCTACAAAGCCAACCGAGCCAAGTGCAACACCAAACCCAGAGGGAGCAGCAACAGAGCCTACAGGACAAGAGCCAACCCAGACACCAGGGACGGGACAAACACCGCCGAGTGGAGTACGTAACGAACTTCCAGGGGGCGCTACCCCAAACGCCGAAGGCGAAGGTTACGAACAAAAGTTTGCGGATAGCACACGGGAGAACCAACGGCTTATGTCTATCCTTCGGGATAGAGGTATAGACCCAGAGACAGGGCAGCCAACGAACCCGACAGCTAACCCAAACGCACCTAGTTTTACAGACACGCAACTAGAAGACGCAATACCAGGCTTCCAGTTTCTATCGGACGACGAGAAGGACGTTATCAGATACGCTAAAAAGCAGGCTAAAGACATGGCAGCTATGCAGCGTATGGTAGCGGAAATACACGACGAACGAGAAACTAACAAGCAGATTGCGAACCTTAAAGGGCAGGAGCGCTTTAAGGATATTGCCGAAAACGAGCAGTTATTTAGGGAGTACATCTACAAGGAAGAGAACCTGCAAGAGTCTACGGAACTGCTAGCCTACAAGTTTATTGACGGGCTAAAAGACGGGTCTATTAAGGGCACAGTCGAAGCAGCACCAGAAGGCGAAGAGCCACGACCAGGAATGGAGACGGGCACAGCAGGAGCTAAAGATGTTACAACCACGAGCGGAGGTAAAGTAGAAATGACTGGTGCGCAAGCAGCAGACCTACGTAAAAACGACCAACGCAAATACAACAAGCTTGTGAAGTCGGGCAAACTAGTTATCGTGAGTGGACAATAAACCACACTGCAAAGCTAGGTAATTGACTGAACTTAAAAGCAATTACTTCTAACTTTATTACTTAGCTTATGTCAGCATACGCAACAAACGTAGCAGAGGAGTTTGCAGCAAAAGCCATTGAGCGCTTTTTCGAGACTGCAGTTACTCCGATGATTACGAACGACGACTACGAGGGAGAGATTGAAAACAAGGCAAGTCGTCTTAACATTCTTACCTTCGACGAAGATCAAGGTCTTCAAGATTACGACGGGTCAGACCTTACTATGGGTGAGGTTACAGAGAGCGAAGGTACTCTTAACACCGACCAACAGAAGGCTTACTACTTCCGTGTGAAGTCGATTGATAAGTTTAAGTCTTATGTTAAAGACCCAGAAAGCACCCTCATGGTGCAAAAGGCGGGGCAGCTTCAAGAAGCTGTAGACGCATACGTACTCGGAATTGGTAAAGACGACGCAGCTAGCGGAAACCGAGTAGGAACAGACTACACAACTGGTACAGTCGCAGTAGCAGTAACAACGGGTGTAGTTACAGGAACAGGTACTACATTTACTAGCGGTATGGTAGGTCTTGGATTTAAAGCGACTGGACACACTGTTTGGTATCGCATCAAGACCTTCACGAGCACAACTTCTATCACGATTGAGGACGACAAGGACGACGAGACAAGTGCTTACACAGGAGGTGCTATTAGTGCAGGTGCTTCATACACCATTGAGGCAAACACTGCACGAGCGATTACATCAAGTAACGCTTACTCAACGCTTCTCGACCTAAAGCAGAAGCTTGACGAAGATAAGACACCGAAAGCAAACCGAACTGTAGTAGTAAACAGCTACTTCATGCGACACCTCTTAGAGGCAGGAGTAGTAACCCGAGACACTGAAAGCGACACGAAGGTTATCGCTAACGGATTTGTTACACGTATTGCAGGTTTCGACCTCTACGAGAACGAAGAAGTGAGCGGAGACAACACCAACGGCTTTTGGATTGTCGCAGGGCACAAGTCAGCAATTACCTTTGCTATGGCATTTACGGAGACAGGTATTGAGGACTTGGTAGGTAACTTCGGACAAGCGTACAAGGGTCTTAACGTCTACGGAGCGAAAGTAGTAGACGAGCGACGCAAGAACCTTGCAACCGCACGCATCACAGGCTAACCGCCTGGACAGTATTAGGGCTAGCAAAAACTAGCCCTACATACTGTTATTACTAGCCATAACCCCAAACGCTTATGTCAAAAGCAAAAGCAAAAGTAACCAACGTACAGAAAAGCAAGATTGTGCAAACAGGGGAGCGTTTCCTAGACGTAGAAATTACTATACCTAGGGATCGTGACTGGGAAAC